TTCTGATAATCACACGCATGTTGGTAGATTAATTAGAAACTTTCAACAACGCTTTGCTGGACTTCATGACCACTGGGTAAGGTCTCCTATACATCCGGGTCAGCCTGTAGAGTTTGTACCTCAACCTGTTGGTAAGCCAGTCATTAGGCCACAATTGAACAAAGAAGCGTTAGACCATATTGGTGGTTTTGACAAAGCGATGGATTGGCATTCTGGTATGCAACCTGAAAGACCTAATTCACAAAAGATTTCTATTGTAGATGGTAAACTAGAATTTGGTGGAGCAGGTGCTTTGACTAATGGTTTGCGTAGGGGCGAATTGTTTAGATTAATGAACATAGACCCTGCTACTGAAGAACTTTACAGAGATGGTGAGCATCCTGATTATGAAAATTGGAACAGTAAAGACCCTTCAAATCCATTTACTCAAGAAGATGTAGACAAGGTATTGCAGTATCTTGAAAATGCAAATACTAGTGACGACTTTGGAGTTATGGCTGAAAACGCTGGTATGTTTCACTATGGTCATCATATCAGTCCTTCACATTATCCAGAATCAATCACTCAAGGTGAAAACTCAACTTTAGCAACCCATTGGAATCAACCGTTTATAGGTGGCGGATTAGGTAAGCATCAGAATGATTTGTTTGCTATATTACATGAAGCGAGCCTACTCTATGGTCCAGATAATTTATCAAACTTAATGAGTGAAATGCCGGAAGAATTAGAAGGCTATGATAAATACTTTGCAGAATTAGAAAGAGCAAACCAAGAGCCAGATGTCCCTAAAGAACTCAAGCCTACTATGGGACCTAGAAGTCAAAGGAGAAGTTTATTATTTGACAAATATGGAGATGATGCTATTGGTATTAGGCATTATATTGATACCGAAGGAGAAAAGTTGTCTAACGGTATGCTAAATGCAATGGCACCTTTTGGTCAACCTGAATCGGAAATAGTAACAGGTAAAGAAACAGCCACTCAGAAAAGAGGGTACACGGTTGTAAGAGGAGACTCAAGTAATGCAGAAACTAATCAACATCCTCATAACAAATTTATGAGTAGTAAGTTAGGTACAAGAAGAAGAAATTGGGAAAGGCACTTTGGCTCAGTTAATCCATCTATTGATAATATAAATCGTAAAGAATTATTTGACGCATATGGTGACAATAAGTCTTGGAACAAACTACAACAGACAATTTCTGGTATGCTCTCCGGTACTATGGCAGGACATAATCCATTTATGGGTAAAGGAGGCGCTGCTGATTCTACAAGTGCTCAGAGAAAAATGGCTCACATATATCACAGAATAGGTACTATGATGCATATGGCAGGCAGTCCTTTTTCGAGGGATAATGGAATAAGACCGCTTGGTCAACAGGAGGGTTCAGACCCAACCGCTGCTAATATAGAAGCAATAGATAGTCTAAGAATGGGCAGACAAGTAGGTATGGGTAGAGTTCAGCCAGATGAAGACATGGAAGGGGAAAAGGCCGCAGCAACAAGTGAAGAGTTGATGAACCACTTATTCGATAAGGCTAGGTTTATTGAAGATAAAATGAATGACCCTGATTTATCTGAAAAGCATAAGTCACATTTGTTGCATCAATTAGGTGAAATAAATAGTGAACTAGATGATTTAGAGGCACAAAGTCTACAAGAATACGAAGGGACTGGTGCTGACATAGGTGATAGACAGCATCAGACGCACGGACCTACTGAGTTTAGTAAATTGAGGGCAGACCATGAAGCCATCTCTCAAGCAGGTAATCAGATTCAAAATACTATATTGGGTAATAATCCTGAACTATGGTCTCAATTATTTGATGAAAGTTTACCGATAGAAGTATTAGATGCAAATAAAAGAATGCTTGCTCGTATGTCTAACGATTATCTACACATAGCACCTCATGACTCACATGGTATAACTACACAAGGTCTTGGTAAGCATATGGTAGAGACTAAGATGGCAGGTCAAGGTAACCCTAACAAGGTAAAGGCCTCTGTGCACAATAGTAGAAATAAAATCAATGTTAATACTTCAGGAGAACAGGTTGCTGAAATGCTTGGGATGGATTACAATAATGAAAGGCAAAAGGCAACTATAGATTCACTGTTAGAAAAAGTTGCTTCTAAAACAAATGACCCTAACTTAGAGTTCCCAATAATGACTGTTGAACAATTATTGTCTTCTACTGAACACTATGGTGACCTAGGTCAAGGACTATCTGAAAGAGCAAATAGAATAAACACCAAGCGTTCATTCAAGACTCATGAAAGTATAGTAAATGCTGCCAATAGGATTAGGCGTGAGTTGGCACCAGTAACAGGTAAGTCAAGGACCACTAAACTTGGAGTTGAGGAAGGTATGGCTGCACTAGGTCTTGATTATCATGTAGCACACAATCCTGACCCTTCTGCTGAATTATCTACTCAACCAACTACAGCAGGCGGTCAAGCGAAGTTTACTTCAAGAAGATTTAGAACTTTGCAAGATTTATCTAGTATACTTGTCAGTGACCCGAATGTAGAGCCTCAAGAATTAGAATCTATAATGGCACAACAGTTAGGATTAGGCGATGTAAAGGTAGATGCATTTGGACCTAATGCAGAAGGGACAGTTCATAGTTTATACAATTCTTCTGGCTTTTCACATGAATTTGGAGACCAGCATGACGAGGACTTGAATCATGTTATGCCTACATTTGATTATAAAATAAACAAAGATGGTACTTTCGAAATATACCATGTGCCCGAAGGTATGCCTATGAATTTAGTTAGGCCACTAAGTCAATTTATAGATGCTGCTTTGCCGCATTTAAGTCACATTCAAGGAGATGAATCAAGAATAGGCTCTCTAAACAGCCTTACTAGACAAGGTCCACAGTTCCAACCAAACGAAGGTGCTGAACTTTACCAAAGAAAATTAGACAATATGACTGTAGGCAAGTCTAAAATAGGTCTTGCAGACTTAACTAACCCAGATATAATAAGGAAAGAACTAGGTAAAGATGTACCTATATTACAGCCTATGCACCGTATTTTCAAGTTAGAAGACTTAGAGCACTTGCGTGGATTTACAGGTGATTGGGTTGTTTCAATTATGCCACAAGGTGAACGAGGCTTTGTTACAAAAGAAGATGACAAAGTGTCTTGCTCTGCTTTTACTTTGTCAGAAGAAGATAAAGAAAATTTCAAGAAAGTAACTGATAATGATTATCATGTAGATGTAATTAAGTTAGAAGAAGGTTACTACATATTTGATGTAATAAAGTATGATGGTAAAGAAGTCCACGATACTTTACTTGATGACAGAATCAAGATACTAAGAGGTGGCATGGAAGGCATTGAGGATATTCATGTACCCAGTGCTAGTGATACTAGATTAACTGATGATGGTGGTTTAGAATTAACTGTCAAAGACTTAGAAAAAGAAGGTAAAGACATTTTACTTAGAGATGCTAAGTCTACATATATGGTAGGTGAACTTAGACAACCAAAGTGGGTTTTACTTTCAGAGGGTAATGATGTTGTACTCATAGTATTAGAAAGAAGAGGTAATGGACCTTACACATATCGATTAGGTACAGGTCCTATTACTCAAGATGATAATCTAGGAGATAGGGCTGTAACACTCAATAAAGAAACATATATGGATGTGGGTACTGCTTTCAATAGTGAAGAAAAGTACAATGAGGGTGACCATGTTCGTGTTAATGTAGACAATGTAGGCGTATCTGAATTTAGCGAAGGTAACAAGTTGTACACCGTTACTGGTTCTGAAATAGAGGGTGAAGCAGAAGGTGAAGGTTTAGTTAGCCAAGAAACATTAGATTTACTTACGAAGTCAGAATCTTCACAATGGATATGTGAAGTCAGCAGTACTCCGTATGGTATACGAATATCTATGCCACAAGGTGATGTGGTTTACAAGGCTACAGAATCAGGAAGTTCATGGACCGTGCACAGCCCAGTTGCCGATAATAATTATCTGGTCAGACTATCAGAAAGCCAAAGAAGATTCTGGAGTCCAGTTGCTGGAACTATGTTGAAAGCAGGTTTAGAAATAGCGGCTAAAGAAGAAGTCAATGAAGATGATTATGAAGAAGGTCCAATAAAACCTCTAATTAAACCAAAGAGAATAAAGGACACTGATTGGTGGGAAGAAGAAAAAAAGAAAGTGTTAGTCAAAGGCTTACAACTAGTAGAAAAGTTACTCAAAAGTGGAGTAGGTGCAGTAGGTCAATCTAGCACTGGTACTATGGGACTCGGTATAGGATACGCTACTCCTATAGAATCACCTATGGGTCCAACAAACTTACACGATGAAAAGACCATGCCGGACTACGATAATAAAAAGAGGCCCGGAGAAGATTCACCTATAGAGCCAGAATCAGAAGAGGAGGAATCCTCTAAGCATATCGTTATACCTGTAGAAGGTGGTAAGTTAGAACTTACAAACGATTCTGCTGTTCTCCGTACTTAGTTATATAGTATGAACATTCTCTATAGAAACAATGGCAGCCATGGCTTCACTACGAACTTCCCCTGTTAACCACAGCGGAAGCATCAGTATAGTCAAGGCTGATAATGACCTCGTAATTGCTGGCTATGCATCGGTTGAGATGGTAGATAAGCAAGGAGATTTGATTACTAGAGGTGCTCTAAAAAATGCATTCGGTGACTTCATGAAAGCAGACGGTTACCGAAATGTGCAACTAGCACACTCCAATATACAAGTAGGAGAGGTAATTTCACAATATACAGACTCTGATGGTAGAGTTTGGAAATCCGGCGTTGATGACGCTGGTATGTTTGTTGTCATTCAACTAAGAGATGACATCGAAAAGGCTCGTGAAGTAGCCAACGAAATTCGCAAAGGTGCCCTTAGAGGTTTCAGCATTGGAGGACAAGCGTTCAAGAGAATGAACAAGTCTGATGATAAGCATGGAGATTATACAGAAATTTCCAAACTGGAACTACATGAGGTTACTATTTGCGAGAAAGGTATTAACCCGGAGGCGACATTCCGTATATTGAAGGAGGATACAAGTATGACAGAAACAGATACAATGGCTGAATTATCAAGCGTGCTAGATAGACTAAATGGAAGAATTGATGCAATGGAAAAAGGCGAAATGCCTCCGGGTCTCAAGGAACACATGGCTGACAAGAAAGACGACAAGAAGGATGATGACATGAAAGAAGAAAAAATGTACAAAGAAGAAGATGAAAAAGATGACAAAGATGAAGACGACACCAAGAAAAGTGACGGATACTCTGATGTTATTACTAGCGAATACCTAAATTGGATGGAAAACACCCTAAAAGGACAAGGTGTTGACATTGGTGGCGCTCGTGCTCACTTCGACAGTGTAGCAAAAGCAAACCTTGGTTCTACTCCAGAGCAATGGCCAACTGAACAACACAGCGGTCAAGTCAAAGGAAGAGCAACAGAAAACGGAACACCATCAACTGGCGCTGTCGGTAAAGTTTCCGGTGGTGGCGGAGCAGTCGAAAAAGGCTACTTGGCTCCAACTGATGTAAGTTCTTCTGACATTGAAGCAGCATACGAAGTTTACAAGGCTGCTGCAATCGAAGAACAATTCAAAGGCTCTTTAGAAAATGTTTTCGCTGATAGACTTTCCAAAGAATTGAATGCAGAAGCAGAGGCTCGTGCAGCAGCACAGTTTGATGCTCGTGCACCACTTACTAACATCGAGAAAGCACTTGCTGACTTGAGTGAAAGAATTGACAACATTGCAAAGGCTGCACCTGCAGCGGGCGGAGAAATCCGCAAAGCAAACTCCACCGTCGAGATTCCATCAACACAGGAACTCGGAAACATGAACTGGGATGAGGTACACGCCCTAGCAGGAAGTGTGTGGAACTAAATAAGGAGGAATTAAGATGGCAAGAAGTTATTTAAGAACAGTAAACGACATGGAAAGATATTATTATGGTGCAGGAACAAGCATGGGCAACTCATACTCAGGTAGCGAGTTACTCAAAGCAGATGCACCATTGTTGAGCACAACTGCTGGTACATACCAAGCAATTTATGGCCGAAAAGTTTGGTCACAACTCAACCAAGAATTCAACGCATTCTCTATTCTACCTAAGAAACCTTGGGACCGAAGTGGATGGAGAGTTGTAACCGCTAAACCTTCTAAAGTAAAGGGTGGCGGAATTGCAGAGAATGGTACTCTACCAGAGACAACCAAGCCTGATTTCCTACATGTTGCAGCAAAGCCTAAGACAGTTGCTCACTCATTCGATATGTCTGAGACAGCAATTTTCCTTAACGACAAGGATGACGGTCTAGGTGACATTCGCTCAGTATTGAAAGAAGAAATGGGTAAGCACCACGCAGAGCACATCAACGATATGCTATTGCAAGACTGTGCAACTCCTGCAGGTAACGACATCGAGTCTCTTGACCGAGTTACTGCTGGTGGAATTACTGCTTCAGGTACTGCTGCAAATACTATGACTTTCTCAGGTGCTGCTGAAACTGCTGCTAACTATGGTGCAGAGACTGCTCCAGACCTTTACAGTATTGACAGAAGTGCAAATGCTTGGTCACATGCAGAAGTTAACACAAGTGGTGCAGACAATGTAACCCGTACTCTAAGCCTTGACCACCTTGATGACCTATTCCAAAAGATTTGGACTCGTGGTGGAAATCCAAAGGTTATGCTAACAGGATATGATACATTGATGAGAATTCAACAACTTCTACAAAGCCAGCAAAGGTTCATGGAAGAAAAGAGAATTGTACCAACATACAATGGTGTTAAAGGTGTACCCGGTGTAGAAGCAGGATTTATCGTTGCTACATACAACGGTGTACCAATTATTCCTACCAAAGAGTGTAATGCAGATGCAATTTCTCGTATCTATATGTTTGATACTGATTACCTATACTTCAGTACTGCAAAACCAACACAATACTTTGAGTCTGGAATTGAAACTGGAGACCCATTCGCCATTAACAGACTAGGGCAAGAAGGACTTTACCGCACAATGGGTGAAGTTTGGACTACTTTCTTTGGAGGACAAGGTTCAATCCGAGACTTGGCTTGAGGTTTAATGGAGAAAAAATATTAGGAGATGAAATGATATGAAACAATTAACAGTTAAGGCAAACACAACAGGAACTACCACCGTAATTGGTGCATGGGAACTAAGAGCAGGGTCTATGGACACTACTGAGTACTTGGCCCGTGGTGGAACTTACCCCGGTAACCTAAACGCTTTCGCACCATTGCAAGCAGACGCAGCAAATGGGTATGACCCAGCACCTAAGATGGCATTGCTATCAATGACTCAAGCAGGTAACGCTGCAGTTGCAGTACTTGAAGGCGGAGACATAAATGGTGTTTATGCACTATTCGGAACTCAAACTAGTGGAACTGCAGGTACATCAGACCTAACTCTAGCAGCATCAAGTATTGCTGCAGACGCTGACGCTGACGGCTTGAAAGAAGTAACTATTACCGCTGGCTCTACTGGTGGAACCGCTACTGCTGTATTGCAAGTAATGATGCTCTACTACTGAGGTGATTAATTTTGCCTACGGTAACCTTTCTAGGGCCGTTGCCTACCCGTAGACGACCCGATTGTGCAGCGGCTTGGGAAAGACGAAAGCCTACTCAAGTCAGTCAAGCATGGCTAAACCAGTGGCGCAATAGAGTTAGTAACCCTAAGTACTTCTTAGTTGAAGGCGATGAAGGTGAAACTGTTGACTTTAACGATGACGGTATACCAGACTCAGGTTGGACTAAAAAGGACATTAGTGCTTGGATTACAGACAACGGTGGTAAGATAGTAGGATACAATACCAAGAATAAACTCTTGGGAATAGTAGACACTATCCTTAACCCACCTGCTCCAGAACCAGTGGTTGAAGAACCAGTGATTGAGGAGCCTGTAGTAGTTGAAGAGCCAGTAGTTGAAGAAGTAGTAGAAGATACTATAGTCGAGGACCCTATCGTCGAAACAGACGGAGTTGAATAATTATGACAATAGAGATAGACCCTAGACCACATGTGGTTGGAGATTTACTTATGGTAACAGGAACATGTGCTTCTGGAGACACCACTGTTGACTTAAGTTCTTTCTTTTCCCAGATACTTATGGCACAAGTACAGGCCGCAGAAGGGACAGCAACTGCTGTCGCAGCGGCAATAGATGCTGACGGTACTGGTATTAGTTGGACTAACTTAAGCAGAGATGGTCGATTTACAGCAATAGGTCTCCGTTGATTAGGCGGTGACTTAAGTGACAACATCTATACCAGACTTTAATTTTAGCACCAGTAAAATAGAAGTTTTAGAAGATACACCTTTAGGCGGTGGATTAAAAATTCTAGTTCTAAAGTTAGCAAAAGAGTCAATATTACCTTATAACGGCATGTTTGATGCTACTGTAATACAGCGCTCGAAACAGGGTTTTTATAGCACTATAACGAGAAAATTTGGAACCATAGGCGGTGGAAATCTGGGGGTAATTGACCTTAGTGATTATGGAATTGCAACTAATGGTGTGTTTTATGCTAATGCTATGCTTAAAGGTCGTGATACCGTTGATGGAGTACCTATTCAATACCCTTTCACTGGAAGTTTTCGTGATACTAATCCCGAAGTAAATCCACAAGCAGATTCTGTCTGGAGTGTTGTTAGAAATATAGCATTCAAGTCCAAAGGGCGTAATAGTGCAGACGGTTTAGACCATCATTATCAACTTGCACCTGTAATTAGAAATTTGATAATACAGAATGCAGGTAATTATGAAGCAGCACCAGATAAGGGAGGGGGGCCGGGCGCACTTCAAGCAGATGCAATGATTTTGAACTGTAAGATTACAGTAGGTCTATCTATGAAAAGTTTAATGGGCGGCGGAGATACTGCAGACTATTCAATAGGAAGGATAACTGGCGCACATTCAGTTGGTTCTACTAGTAACATAACAATTGAAGCATCGGGTAATGCAAATTTACAAAAACTTGCAAATACTGGTGATTATGCTATTGCCATAGATACATCAACTATGGAACGCAATATTGCTGTAGTAGGTCAAATTACAGTAGTAAATGGTAATACATTCAATGTTGCCGATGGAATAGGAATACAATTAGATGTAAACAGTGCAATTGGAATAGTCCCAAAAGGCTTTTTCGAAAACTGTGAAAGCGTAATCTTAACAGTTATTGGGAGGCAAGGTTAGATGTCAACCGAAATAGATGCACGGATTAGTACTATAGGTAACTTAGTTATCGTGACTGGTACTCTTGGGCCAAGTATTAGTGAATATAATTTTAATTCACTGGTAAGTAAAGTTTACTCCTTTGATATATTATATGAACAAAGTGTGGAGTTTGCTTTGGCTTGGCCGTTTATGGATTCTACTGATGCTAATTTTGGTAGTCCATCCTCTTACCTTAATTTACCAAGAATAAATCTTTTGAGACAGGAGGGTGGAGAAGATGCATTGACCCCCAGTTTTATCTACAGTCCACAGACGGTATCACTTATTGGAGATACGATAATTCAATTTAATAGAGATATTGACCATCCAAGTAAACAATTTTCAACAACGCAGACAGAACATAAAGTTAAATTTATGTTAATTGGGAGGAAATGATTATGGCAATTGCACCAGTTACATTCGAAAGACCAGTTAGACTAGGTAATTTAGTATTTATAACAGGTGAAATAAATGCTAATGAAGGCGTCACACCGGGTGTCGGGACTGATACTATACAAGTAGATGTAAGTTCATTTGTCAATGAAGTAATATCTGCTAGATTTCAAGACCAAGCACTAATGACTGAGTTTCAAGGTTACGATTCGGGAGCAAAGCGTTTTAGAAACCAACCATCAACTGTGGGTACCAGAGACGGAGAAGGTATAGCAACTTGTGAGACTATACCTGATGGTTTCCCTGCAGCAATTGCAGTAATTCCTAAGTCAATGGACCCTAGTGGTCCTAAAGTTTCTGTAATGTTTAAGCAAGCGGTAGATAATTCGGACTTAGGGGTAAATCCAGACTTCAAAACTGGTGGTAAGATGATAAGGCCTTACAAGGGTAAGTTTTTGATAGTAGGAAGGAAGTGATTATTTATGCCAGATTTAACAAACTTGAAATCAAAAGTAGTAGGACCTTTGCCTCCGGGTAAATTCTCTGGTGCAACAGAAATACAAACCCTGTTAGACGCAGGCTTTGATGCTGTTACAGACGCTGCTGTACAGGATACAATTGTCGGCATAGAAATGATTAATGTAATGGGAAATGCTTATTTGGTAATCATTTACAAAGCGTGATGAGCACACATGGAATCCTTTGGTAACCTTGGTCTGAAAGACATAGAGCGAATGCAAAAGAGAGGCATTCGCCTCAACGAATCATACGGCACTTCTATTAGAACTAATGAAGATAATCCACTCGGTGGACATAGTATCAAACAGCGTAATAGGAACAAAGCAGCAGGAGATGTATTGAATATAGGCTCAGGTACTAGATGTAAGCACTGTGGTATGCTTTACTTCTGTTGGGTTGACAAGTGCAGAACATGCGGTAAAGCCGTTGATTTCAACCTCAGCAAAAAAGAATAGACAGTAGATTTAATGGTGTTGTACTTGATGGGACTGATAAGGAGGGTGAAGTATGCCAGTTACATTTTCACCCGGAGAAGCCGAAACTCGCCCTCTTCACCCTAAAGAGATAGTATATACTACCCCTCAGAAAGTTGCGGAACTTCTAGGCATAGGGCCTAACGAAGCAGTATTAATGTCTGCAAATGCAGAAGCAAATGCTGTATTTGTTACAGGTGGAGATTATAGAAACACTGGGTTTTCTGTTGGAGATACAATACTAATTTACAGTGACGCTGACCCGTTGGGTCAAGAACACGCAATTACAGCGATTACCACATCTGTTAATGGTGTCAAACTATCATTTGCGACATCTATAAATCCGGGCCTTTATGAGACAGCAGACAATGCTTATGTTCAGAACCAAGCCTCATTTACTAATGGAAAGACTCGTGGTATGAAGCGTAGCACAGTAGAGGCTCGTATATTAGAAGTCCAAGACAAGATTGACAATGTCACACATAACGCTTGGAGACCTTATCTGGTTAACGCAGAGTACATCAATTTCGATACATACAAACCTTATAGGCGCAGATACTATACTGATTATGTAGGTACAACTCCACTTCAATTTAGAAATGTTCAGCAAATCTTGAAACTGGAAATATGGCAAGGTAATACTTACAGAGAACTTGCTGGTGCAGGTTGTACTTTGAAGATTGAAGAAGACAATGTGTCTAAAAAATTCAGACAGCCATTTTTCTTATTTGGACTACCTAACGGTACTAGTGCTACAGTTGCTGTTAAGCAGGATAACCCAGTATATGCTTCTACATTTGCCTTTGTAACTTTTCCCGGCTCAGGGTATTCTAATCAAAGTGGAGTAACTCCAACTGGCGGTAGTGGCACAGGTATGACTATTAATACAACTGTAGCCAATGGCGCAAACCATTCTGTAACTATTGTCAACAAAGGTACTGGTTATCTTAATGGAGATACTCTTACTATACCAAACGGTAGCGGAGACTCTAAATTTAAAGTTACGATATTTGACAGTGGCTTGAATGACAATACTTCAATATCCAATAATTTTCAAGATAAAGTACATATGCACCAAGACTTTGCAGATACGATTAATGAAGAAGACAGAGCAGGTAAAGGTGCAGTTACATTTGAACCTAGGTTTACTTTACCCGGCTCAACTTCTAATATAACACTAAAGGATGAAATCATGGCAGTCGCTAATGCTGATTATGGAAATGGTGTATTGAAAATTACAAGTATGCGTCAAACAAAAGGTGGAGAGAGAAATACCGTTGCTGTATATCCTTCCAACTTTGGCTCTATTAGTGATGTTGTTAAAAATAAAGGACACGCTAGATTTGGCGGCTCAATAGCATCTCTATCTATCACTACAGGTGGTAGCGGATATAGTGCAGGTACATTAAATGATACTGGAGGTAGTAGAGTAGTAAATA